GGGTAATTCTTCATAAATTGACAATTCTGTCTGTGGTGTACCCAAATATACGATGCGACCATCTGGTTTTAGAATCGCATCAAACTCTTTTATAGATTCACCAAGTTTGTCTCGCATCATTTGAGTAGCAGAGTTATTTGGTATCTCAATATCATCAGCGACAATTAAGTCTGCACGACTACCTGCTAGTTGTCCAGTAATACCTACTGACTTAACTGAGGGAGAGTGTGAAGCTGCTGCAGGACCTACATCAAAAGATATCTTAGATGCTCTTTGCTCTTCTCTAGGTTTTAGATGATTAAGTATAGGCATCTCGTGTATTAGTCTCTGCGTAAATGTAGAGAAGTCATCAGAACGAGTTTTACTGGCTGAGACAACAAGAACCTTTAGTTCTGGATTAATCAATAGTTGATGCACAACAAAGGCACTAGTAATATAACTTTTACCAACACCACGAAAAGCTTCAATGACTAATCGTCTAGGACCATTTTGTATATAGTTAGCAATATCATACTGTATTGGAGTAGGCTCTGGTAGGTTGAGATGTCTCCAAACGAGATATAGAAAATTTCTAAAGTCAATGAGTTTGTTGGGTTTTGATTTCTTCGAGTTCGTCTTCATCATTATTAAAAGGTAATTCTTCCATTAGTTTATTTAAAGTAGAACCATCAACTGGGATAGCTTCTACACCATTGTCTTTTAAGAACTTTACAGCTACACCAAGGTCAGCAGGTTTAGCAGAACCAGAACGCACTCGTTCTAATAGTTCTATTGCAGTTGCCTCGTGTAGGTCTTCTAATAATTTCTGTGATTTATTTTTCATTAGCCTTTCCTTTTAGGTTGTTTGCTTCGGTTAGCTGACTTAGACATAATTCTAAGATTACTAGGACTATTATTAGTTGTGTTAAAATCCTTATGGTCGACTTCCTTACCATCGCCCTTTCTTACTTTACCTTGTCTAATAGCATATCGCCTAGCAGCATTTCTACCGACTCTGCGTTTCTTTTGTTCTGGAGTTCCGTGATAATCATCATACTCTTTTCTATAGTTTCTTTTCTTCATTATTTCTTTCCAAAGAATTTAGTAGCACCACGAATACCGAATGACGCAGCTACAATTGTACCGAGCAGGTAGGTGTACCAATCTGGTGCTCTTTCTAAAGCTGCAAAGAAAGCTGTTACTCTTTCCTCTTGCCCTAGCAAAAGTAAAACAAGGGGTATAGAAAAAATTATTGTGAGCCATTCGTCTTTCCACGAATTGTCACTTGCTTTCGCCATTTCCATATCCCAATCAATTTCCCCTGAGACTTTCTTTTCCATTATCTTTGTCTCAGCTTGTACTTGTAATAGCTTTTGTTTTGCTTTCTCTTTTTTAGTTTCAAAGTAGCCTTTTACTACACTACCTAAAATATTTGTTATTGCTCCAAAAATCATTTATCCTCCTCGACTTTGTAATATTATATATCCTATAAAAGAGACAACAACTATTCCTCCAATAACTAATAGCCCTATACCAATTGTTTCTAAAAGTTGTTGTCTTGCTTCTCTCTGTTTAATTAATTCAAGCTTTCTTCTTTTTCTAGCTTCTGCACAAAACTTTACATAATCTGTATATAAGTTTGGTCTGCCGTGTATAAGCATATATTCTTTTAGTTCTGCATCATACTTTTTCATTTTTTCTAAAGCCATAAACTCTTCAAGGTCACTTTCTTTTTTGTTACTAATAACAGTAAGCATAGAGTTTTTTCTTTTGTTGGCTTTATCTCTAACAGTTTCGTGTGCGTGAACTAGCTTTCCAATAGCTTCACCTGCTTCAAACAATTCCTTGCCATTTGATATTGTGCGTTTAATTATACTAAAAGCTGCGTTTGCAGCAGCTAGTTCTGCTAACATTATATTCCTTTCTTGTCATTAAAATTTTATAAATACATTAATACACAATGTAATCATAGCAATAGTGTATGCCATAATCATTGCTTCTAACCTCCATAGTCTTTTATCCAAGCCTTGCAGCTTTTCTTGTACTGATTTTGCTCTTTCTGCACATTCTCTTTCGTGTGCTATAAGTTCTGTTTGTAATTGTTGTGTTGTCTTTAATTCTTGCGTTTGACTTAGTCTAGGCATTTTTCTTATACCCCCATCTATTCTCAGATAAATCCCAAACTCTTTTTGTAGCCTTTGGTATCTTTATTAAGATATTTGATAATTTTATTAAGTCTTTAGTTACTTGCATTAGAATATAATTGGTTGGAATGTTGATTGATTATTACCACTATAATCACCAGTTTGACCAGTATTACCATATCCAGTAGAATACACTCCACCATCATCAGTAATAATTGTATAACCGTTTTCTGAACCATTGTGACCAAGAGAACATATATCAACTATTGGTTTTTGAAATAATGCTTTTTGCCAAGTGCTTTGGTTAGTTGTGTTACCAATTCCTAGATTACCTACACCATTGTATCCAACCCCATATACTTCGTTGTCAGATGTTAAAGCCATTACAGAATCATAGTTCTCCCCACCTGATACAACCATCTTGGTTATATTTGTAGGAGCAGTTGCTGATTGTGTAAATGTGCTTCTTGCAGTTGTATCGCCTACACCTAGTTGTCCGTAACCGTTATACCCACTAGCATATACTTCACCATTTGTTTTTCTATACCAAGCACAAGTATTTCCGTTAGATGATTTTGATGCAACTATTTCAGCTACATTAGTTTCAATTTGTGTAACAGCTTGAGTTGTGGATGTTGTTCCGTTACCAAGATGCCCACCATAAGGATAACCCCAACCATATAAAGTTCCATTATCACTTAAAGCAAACCAAGAGTGTCTTGTTGGAACACACTTAATTATATTATTAGTGTTTGAATAAAAAGTAGTTATTTCTGTTGGTACAGAATAGTTAGTGTTTGTATTAAAACCATTCTGATAATCTCCTGCATAACCCCAGAAGTAAACTCTAAATGTTACTGGTGTTTCTGTTAAAATATCAGTAGTTGAACCAACTGTACCACCACCAACTAGTGCATCTCCATATACTGCACCTAATCCAATATAAGAAGTGTATCTATCCCCACTTCCAAATACTTTCCAAAATTTAAGAGCTGTCTGAGAAACAGCACCAAATCTATTTGCGTTTGTTGTAGATGAGTTTCCTAATTGACCATAACCATTATAACCAACACCGTGAAGTGTTCCGTCAGTACATAACACCATTAGAGAATCATAATTTTGAGCAGTAACAGTTTGTGCTATTTGATATGCTTCTTTTCCATTTAATGAGTTGGCTGAGTCAGCAGTAGCATCATAAGGTGTTAATCTATTTGTTGTTGTTCCATCAGCAATTTGACTATACGAATTCTGACCCCAAGTATATAAGTGTCCGTTGTTGCCTATAATATTCATATTATAATAAGTAGCTTTTATAACACCATCTCTCATAGTGCCATCAGACTCTAGTTTTATTCCAGTAAAATTATTTGCATTGTCAAATGCAGGAGTTACTGGAGCATACCTAGTTGTCGTAGTACCATCTCCTAGAGTACCGTATGAGTTTGTACCCCAACCTCGCATAGTACCATCTTCCATTACACAAAAATTTCTTCTGTAAGACATAGCACTAAAGTTCCATAGATACTTACCTTTAACACCACTTCTGTAATTTGTATCACCCCAAACTGGAAGTTGTGTAGTACCATCTATTTTTAATACTTGATTGGCATTACCAGTTGGAAGCCTCTGTAATTGTGTACCATCAAAATAAATTAAATCACCAGAATTTTGACCTACCCCTAGACTACCTTGAGCAAGTAAATTCCAATTAGATGTTGTTGTTGTTGTTGTAGCATAAGTTGGTGTATTAGCTGTTCCACCCATTCCTGAGTGATTTCCACAATAATAGTAAAGTATAGGAGCATCAGAAGCTACTACTATTGTAACTGTTGCACCAGAAGAACCTGCTGTTCCATTTGTGGTAACTCCAGTTGTATATTCAGTACCTGAGTTGTGAGTACCATCACTTGTTGTTGAAAACTTTAAAGGATGGTTGGAAAGACTAGAATCTGAAACATCAAACACATAAGTATTACCCTCGTAAAGCTGTAATGTTGGTGTCTTTACACCATCAATGTAAAAATAATTACTGCCATAATATTGTTGTACAGTTACTGTTAGATTACTTGTTGTTGGACTAGTTGTAGAACTAGTTGTAGTTGGTGTAGTTCCAGTTGTATTATCTGTTACACATACAAATGAATCTCCGTTATATTCCACAACATCTTGTGAATTATAAGTTGTACTGGCATCATAGCTTCCTTTCCAAGTAAAAGATACTTTGCCAAGACTTACTGTAGTCATAGTTTGCTCCTTTTATACATTATTATTAAAATTGAACTCTTTTTGGAGTCCATCGTGCTCCGTTAAAATCATTACTTGCGTAATAATTATTGTAACCAAAAGCATACAAAGTATTACTTTCAGTTAATGCTAGAACTGTAAAATATCCAGTTCCACTTGATGAATAACCACCAACATCATAGTCAATGATTTTCTCAGGTATTTTTACTGGTGACAGACCAGTAGGTGTTGTTGCATTATTATAATTACTTCCAAGACCTGCTCCGTCACTTCCTTGATTTGTCGCACCCCAACAATACAATATTCCATCACTAGTAAGTGCTGAGAAATGACTTCCATAGTGACCTCCGAGCATATTAATTTTAGTTACATTTGTGATTGGTTCGTTATTGTAATCTCTGTATTGATTCCAACCAGTAGTGTTACCACCAGTAGGACTAGTACTAAATCCACTATAACCTCTATGCCATATTGTACCGTCAGTTCTTCTTGAGAGTGCTCTACCATATCCACCATTCATAGCAATTATTTCTGCACAGTTAGTTTCAAAAGGGTCACTAGGCACAACAGTATAACCGTTTTGTCCTTGTGTACCCCAACCTGCTTGGTTTAATCCACTATTAGTTAAGTTAGTAACATTTCCATTTTGATGTAAAATCATAAGAGTTCCATAGTATTGAGAACCTGCTGCCCAATGACCATCGTGTATACTTGAAGTTATATCAATAACTGGAGAACCAACTGAGTTAAGCATAGTTACCTTTTGAAAAGTAGTTCCAGTTGGTGCTAGACCATAATTACTATGATTACCAGTTGTCCATAAAGTATTATCTTCTGTTTGTAAACAAGTCCAACCATAAGTAGCAGGGAGAGAAAACATTCTTTTTATTGTGCCTAATTCTTCACCAATTCTTTTTACTGTATATACAAAGGTAGTAGTACCATCTCCTAGTTGACCATAGTTGTTTTGACCCCAACCATATACTTTGCCACTTTCTGTAAGCATTAATATGTGACCATCTCCGTACCAACCATAGCCACAATGTACATCTACAATTTTTTCATTCTCTAATTCAGGTAATACATCATACATTCTTTTTGGTGTTTGTTGATTAGATGCACCACTTGTGTTTGTATCTGTTCCATCATATTTACCCCAACTCCAAGAATGACCGTTTGTATCTATTGCAATTTTTAATACTCCATTTCCATATAATTTATCAATTACAACTCCTTTAGGAAAAGGAAGCATAGCTGGTCTAAAAGTATTACTGTTCTGTCCGTAAACTCCAGTTCCGTGTCTACCATCATTATTTCTTCTACCCCATTGTCTAACTGAACCGTCTGACATAACAACCATAGGAGTATCATAAAAAGTTCCTAAATATTGTCCTCTATGTGGACTATTATTTCCAAAACTCATCAATCTTTTTACATAAGTTCCGTTTCTTTCATCTGTATGTCTAAACTCAATTCCTGAATTTAATTTAGAATGTAGAAGTTGTGAATTAACACCACCAACAGAATCTCCACCAGTAAGTAAATGACCTTTAGTTAAAACATCTTGTTGACCTAAAGCAAAAGCAATTAGATTACCACTAGCATCAACTCTATAAGTTCCAGAGTCTTTGAATACTACATCATTTTCTTTATAGGTTGCCGTTGCAGAATATTGACCAACCCATCTATAACCTAATTTATCTATATTTATTTGCATATTTATTCCTTATGGTAAATCTATTTGTAAAGTGTTGTTAACTATTTGAAATGTTACATTTTCAGCTATAAGTTGGTAGTCATAATCTGAAACATTATAATTACCAGTTGTGCTTGTTGTTACATTTAGTTGACCGTTAGTTAGTTTTAATCCGTAAAATTTTGGTTTGGCAACAGAACTAACAAACTGGTAACCACTTTCATCACTCTTAACTTCTAAGAACTGTCCTCCAAAACCAACTAAACTACTTGGTAAATTTGAAGCACCAAAGTTTGTGTTAATATTTTGTTGAATAGTTTGTATATCTGATTTAATTTGCAGAGTATCTGCCTCTGCTTGTTCAGCAGCCGTTTGTGCAGCTTCGGCAGCAGTCTTTGCTGTCTCTGCTCCAGTCTTAGCTGTCTCTGCCCCAGTCTCAGCAGTTTCTGCATTTGTTTCAGCAGTTTGAGCAGCAGTTGCTGCAGCTTGAGCCGTAGACACTTCTGTTGTTACAATTGCACTAACCGATGCTTTAGTAGCTGCATCTTGTGGGTCTACTGGGTCAGCAAGATTAGAAAGTCTTGCTCCTAAACCCTCCCAGTTGTTCTGAGAGTTTTTGATAATAGATGAGTTAGCTTTATCAACAGCTTCTTGAGCAATAAAGAAAATTTGGTCTGCAGAATTATCAAGGTCTGACTCTGAGAGAACAGAACCATCTTGGAAATCAACAACTCGACTTGCGTTAGGGGTTTGTCTCTCAATTCTTATGGCTGTTCCGTTGGGTGGATGAGATACAAAATCAATTGTATTTGCATCTGTAAAATCCCAATCAGCAGGTCTAGTCTTTTCTACACCACCTACAAAGACTCTAATATCGCTTTGGTTTAGATAACTAAAGTTAAACGATATATCTTGTGCAGGGTCACCATTAGATGTGATTTCTTTGATTGATAATAATGTCATATTGCTCCTTACCTATTTGACTCTAAAAATTGTTCTAGATAATTTATTCCAGTAGCTTTACTTCTTTTTGAAAGGAATATCTTCTGTTTTAATTCTGGATGTTTTTTCATTAACTCTACTTTTGCAGCACTTCTATATTTAGAAAAAATCTCAGATATAACTTTTATTTCTGGAGATGCAAACATCCCATCATAAACTCTATCTGGGTCACCTTTTCTATACTTAGAATTATCCATTGCTCTTTTTACACTTTGAAGCAATGTTCTTCCATCAACTTTTACTGTGCCCATAAATCTATTAAAGTCAGAAAATTCTTGACTATTTAATTCGACTTTATTTATTGTCTTTGGAACTCCTTGAAATCCATAATTTAAATCAAGTAATTCTGTTGATATTTCATCTGAAAAATCATCTGGTTTTACTGGGAAACCAGTTGACATAGGGTCATAGTTTAATAGAGGCTTACCAGTTAACCAATTATATTTTACTGGTAGATTTTCGTTTACTCTAGGAAGTCTTCTGCGTATTTTATCAGTTAAACCAATAGCTTCTCTTAAAGGAGCATATTCAGTTTCATCAAACCCATATTCATTATAACTACTACTAAAGAACATTTCAGCTAATTGTTGTGGTGCAGCAGGAACAAATGATGCAACTAGATTTTCTCCAAAAGATGTCATATCTGAAATTCTATCTGGATTTGATTCAGAGATAGCACTAAGTAAATTTGTTATACCTTGAAAGTATGCCTTATCTTGTAAGACAGAAGACAAGCCATATATAACGGCAGCAGCAGCATCTTCTGATGCATCAAAGTCTTGAGCCTCTGCTAGGTTTGCCAATGCACCAACTGGCATAAATAATGGGTCAAGCCTATTGTATCCAATCCAGTTACCTCCCACTCTTATTGAGTAAGGCTGATTACCTGCCATTCTCCATAATCTATTTTGTTGTGGGTCTGGTGGTCCTCCTGCAGTTATTCTTCCCTCTGATATAAGAGAAAAGATACCAAAGCCAATTGTTGATGAAGTAGTTAATCTACCAATAGCTAAAGCTTTTTGCTCTGGTGTACCATTAACTATATCATTTCTCATTCTTTTACTTAATAAACCTAGAGGTCCACTTCTTTGGGCTGCTCTAATAATTAAGTTACTTGGTGTTCTAACAAAAGGTAAAAATAATTGTAATGCAGGTGTTTGATTAGCTAATCGTTGTATATTTTTAAATAAAGATATTTCTAAATCTTCAGTAAAGGTAATTTGTCTAGCATATTGCAAAGCTTCTTTGTTTGTAGCCATACCATTTGCATCAAACGCATCATCTACTTTCTTTAATGCATATTTCTTTAAAGCTTCCCCTTTTTGACCCATTTCTAAGCCCTCAAGGTAACCATCTGAAAATATCTTAGCACGATAATTAATCTGCTTAATAAATTCGTCTTCAGAACCTAATAGTCTTAGTGACCCTCTGGTTGTTTTTCCAATACTGTCCACAAATGAGCCTAGCTTACCTTTTGAGATATTTAGATACTCAGAGGTAAGTTTGTTAATGTCTTGATGCTCAAGCTGTCTATTTAAAGGGTCAAGAATATTTCTCTCATTCTTAAAAGCTTGTTTGGCATAATAGTAAGCTTGTTTCTTAGCTAGAGATACTCCCATATAGTGTGCTTTTATTTGATTTGTT